TGCAATACTGGAAACGGAGTGGTCGCAATTGGTGCAACTTCATCTTTTTGTAACACTGGGATGGGAGTTACCTCATCAGGCTATCAATCAGCATTCTTTAATACTGGAAATAAGTTAACCGCTTTTGGAGAAAGTGCAGCTTATCGAAATACTGGAAGTCAGGTAACTTCTACTGGTGCATTTTCAGCATATTGCAACACAGGGAATAATGTGACAGCGTCAGGTTACTTTTCTGCACAGTGTAATACTGGAAGCGGTGTATCTGCACTAGGAAGAGGATCAGCATACTGTAATACTGGAAATTATACGACTGCTTCTGGAACATACTCAGCATATCATAACACTGGATCCAACATTGCAGCAGTTGGAACGTGGTCTAGTTATTGTAATACAGGAAATAATGTTGTAACTGTTGGAACTCACTCTGGTTATTGTAATACTGGAGATGTTCTTACTGCAATAGGAAGCTTTTCATCATACTTCAATAGTGGCAATCAAGTAACGGCAGTTGGAAGCAATTCAGCATATTGCAATACTGGAAGTCTTATCACGGCAGTTGGATTTCTTTCAGCAAGTAATAATATTGGAAACTATGTAACCGCATCGGGTTATCGTTCCGCATATGGAAATTCCGGAGATACTGTGACTGCATCAGGATATCGATCTGCTTATTGCAATACAGGTAGCGATGTGATTGCTTTAGGAACGTGTGCTGGATCATGTAATGCTATATCTGGATCAACTATACTTAGTAACTTAAATTTACCAAGTTATGTAGATAGAGCCGCAGCAACTGCAGCAATCACAATAGGCACCGGTGGAGTCACTGGAAACACATATTTCTATTATAATCAAACAACCTTTGCGATAGAAGGAGTTCGATTATAAATCAAGATAAATAAAATAAAAGGACTAACATGTACGGATCTGGAATGGAGATGCCTAAAGTCTCGTTTTCATCACTTGACTACGCTCAAATAGAGGCAGGCAGTTATTTTATCGGATTTGACCTAGATAATGCAGGGGCACTATCTAAAATAGATTCGACTGGGACAATCACGGTCGTTGAGGGAGCCGGCGGAATAATCGCATTAGGCTCAGGCACAAGTTCAACATATCGAATAAATATAGGTAACACTGCAAGTGGAGACTATTCGACTGTTTCTGGAGGATACAACAACACTGCCGGTGGATACGGATCTACTGTAAGTGGAGGATATAATAACTCAGCATCGACTAGTGATCTAAACACAGTTAGTGGAGGATTTGGAAATACTGCAAGCGGATATTACGCAGTCGTATCCGGCGGAGCACTAAACGTTGCTAGTTCTGATTATACTACTGTTAGCGGAGGATATAATAATTTTGCGTCAAACATTGCGACAACGGTTAGCGGTGGTTATTCTAATGCTGCATCCGGAATAGGTTCTAGCGTTGGCGGCGGCGTTGTTAATACTGCTAGCTCTTACTATTCAACGATAGGCGGAGGATATGGAAACACAGTTAGTTCATACTATGGCCTTTCAACAATCGGCGGAGGATTTTCAAATACCGCTAGCTCATATTATGGAAACGAAACAATAGGAGGCGGTTCTAGCAATACTGCAAGCGGTAACTATTCAACCATCGCAGGTGGTAGAAATAACACTGCAAGCGGATACTATTCAGCAACGATCGGTGGAGGAACAAGTAACACTGCAAGTGGAGGATTTTCAACTATTTCAGGCGGTTTTAACAACACTGCAAGTGGAGGATATTCAATAATCGCTGGAGGAGACGCAAATAATGATGGTGGCTGTCCACGAGCAATGATCGTTGGAAGCAATATCACTGCAAATAGGTCTTGTGCAACATTTGTAAACCAACTCTCGATCATGAACTTACAAGACGGGTCGGCCGGTCTACCGCCAAAATCAGTATATTATTGCTCGACTGACTCAAATAGGCTGTATTTTGTTCCATAATTAAAAAAATAAAAACTAGATGGCAGAAGTAGTACCCTCATTCGATTCATTAATGATAATTAAACAGAGTCAAGGCTGGATTGCAAAGTATGTAGTAAAGTCAAGATCAATCAATTATTCAGTAAATCTAGAAAGGTATGTTGAATTAAGTAATAGTAATTCACTTATCCTAGCTGACTTGAATGAGTATTTAAAATCTCTTAATCCAAGAACTGCTTTTGAGATTGATAAAGAAGGACCCAAGCCTGAGCCAATAGGAAATTCTCGAGAAATAATATTTACTCAATTTTACAATAATGAAATGACATTTAGAACTATTCCAGATAAAGAAAAAGGACTACGTGAAAGAATATTACGTAACTTAACATTGCCAGTTAGAGAAAATATTAAGCAACAAATCAAGATTCCATATTTAACTATTTCAGAAAATATTAAAGGTACTGTTGATAGTTTAATTATTGCGATCGATCAATTGGCATCAAGCCCAACTGAATAGTTTAATAATACTTAAACTCATCATAGAACCATCTATATTTATTCTTGATCCAGTTACAGGCTTCTTGGCCTAACACTTCTTTATAGTCAGATCTTAATGGTTCCAGCTTTTTACGAATCTTATGGTCGCCATATATTCCATACACTGAATCGTCTTCTTGAGTTATCTGCTCGATGTTATCGAAATCGTGACTAAAATAGGGCAAATCAAAATACTGATAGATTTTTCTCATTTCTGGTTCAGGATTCTTGGCTAGATCCTCATACTTGATAAATAGCATCTTTTTATCGATTCCCTCCTTAAATATCTGGTATAACCTTTCTATCGCAAGCCCTACTGGCTGACTCGATGACCAAACATCTATTCTCTTCTCAGTGGTCGTGCCTGTCATCGTAGCGTGATTCACTATTCCTGAATCAAGGTGAGGATTTTTACGAAAGTTTTTTTCCATTGAGGCAAATATTCCACGTAAGTCTCTCACCATACACACTATCTTGGGATCAGGATAAAAAGAGTTTAGAAACCCATAGTGTACTCCCCAGCCTCTGCTCTTATCTAGGACATAGGGCTTATCCGTGACTCCATTAAAGAATCCCAATACTCCATCGTGACAAAACTGAGTAAATCCAGTTTTCATTAGGGATGTGTCTTGTGCCTTAAACTCAGCCGAATTAGTGTAATTGTTTCTGGCCGCATACACTAGCTCTAGGACTCCCGAAGTGGGTGTCACATAGAATTCTGGATTCTGACCCATTATGTTCTGCAAAAGAGTAGACCCTGCCCTAGGCAATGATGATTGAAAGAATAGTTTTTTCATATGATGTTGGATTCGTGATTTTTATCCTGTATTATCTTGTTAAATGGCTGGATGATTCTGATTCTATACTTACCGATATTCGTATGATTATAACTCATGTGTTGAATTATCTTTGCATAAAAATTATCTATCTCCATGCCAGACGCTGGACCAAGCTCTAAGATGTCATCAAACAGGTTTGAATTTATTCCGTACGCGTGTGCACACACTATTTGGTTTCTAAAAAAGGGTTCGACTAGTCCACCAAAATATAGCATGTCCCAGTCATTATGTAACCATTGATTTGCCATGAGCAAAGCAGACGGGTCCTCTAAAAAGAGGATATCGTCCTCTAGTATTAGGATCCTTGAATATCCTCTAGCCTTGGCTATCTGTACGGCAGATATGTGAGAAGCCCTGCACCCAAGCTGACCCATTATGTATTTTGAATCAGATTTTATGAAATTACGATATTGTGATCTTTCTGGAATACGCATGACCCTGACGCCAGAGACTCTTTCAAAGTTTGTGATGTTGAATCTTTCAAACTGTTGAAGTAGGTTCTCATTGCGATGAACATCCTTATCTAGATTGATGTAAAAGATCTTATCGAAATACTCATTGATATTTATGGGCCGATAAGTAAAATCCATTATAGTGAGCTCAATATTTCTGAAACATCAAAGATGTTTTCATCAACTAGCGGACACTCGTGATTTGATCCATTGAAATTATAGTCAAATAGATAACTATCAGGTAGTTTCACAGTATCAGGAAGATCTGCTACTATATTGGAATGTAAGGAGTAACCGAACACCTTTGGTGAAGTACCTATCCATAAAACAGTTGATTTTAAACCTAAGGCTGCTGATGCATGCTGTAGAGAAGAATCGATCAATACTCTCTTTTCTGAGAAAAGCAGAAGAGAAAGAAGTTCCATATTTGACATTGGTTCAGAGATAACCTCTGTTCCAGGTATTACTTGCTCCTGTGACCTGCATACTTGAATCACATGATAGTTTAGACTCAATTGATTTACCAATGAACTTGATATATCATAAGGGATATCTCTAGTCCAAGAATAAAGATAGGGTTGGTCGTGTAAAGGTCCCCCATTTGTTTGAATCACAGCAATAGGTTTAGATCTGTTCCACTTTTTAAATCCAAACTGTCTCTGCCGAAGGTTAAAGACTAGTTCAGGTGACTCTCCTGAAAAGTTTAAGTCGTATAACTTGCACCAGTTTTCAATTAAGGGTAACTCACGATGAATGTGATCTGTCGTGAAATAAGGCTCATGTTTAAAGATTAAGCTGTCCTTTCCTTCAATAAAATCTCTATAGAAGTATGGAGTGTTCCCAATCCGGTAAACTCTATCAACGAAAGATAGGTTTAAAAATATTTCTGGATATGCACAGACGATTATTAGCTCTCGGTCTGGGTGATTATTTTTGATACATTTTGCGACGGCTGTCGCAGCAATGTGTTTTCCTAAACCTCCTTCGATGTGGAATACTGAAAACTTATTTACGGGTTTCTTTGCCATGAGTCAAAATAGTGTTATTTTGACTAAAATATACTATGAAATACACTGAGAGTTTTAATTAAAATCTAACTCAATATCAAAATCAAAATAGACAAATTTTGCAGTAAAAGTGGTAAAGTCTGGCGTGGATGAACTATATGATAGTTTAAAACCATCTTGGCTTTTTAGGACCGGTCTCTTAAAAATGATTGACGAGACTAAATATCCCTCATTGTCTAATAGGGATAGTCGCATAGGAGAAAACGTCGGCTGGTTCTTATTATTGAAATCCAGATATTTTAGAGAGTTCTCTAAGAAAATAAAGTAATTTAAGTATGCATCAGTAAGCTTAAAGGTCAGGGTAAACTCTCGAGTAAACAAGTCTACCACTTGCTTTGAACTCTTGTATTCTTGTTGTTTACCAAATAGTCGAGTCTGTGTTGCAGGATCCATCGTCCATCCAGGAAAGTCGATAGACTGAATCGTGGCTGACATAAATTCATCAATCGTGTCATACGGCAGTATGAGACTCTGATAATATCTCTTGTATTTTTCCTTGATTTCAGGCGCAAAAAAGTCCGGTGGAAAGTTAAAGATAAATCCGTTTTGCCTTACGTTAAGTAACATATTTTATTTTTTTACTTTTTTGACATTTGCCCAAGATTTACTTGGACCTGCTGAGTTTACTCTTGCCATAGCCCACTGGTGAGCAGTCATTCCTGGTCTAGAACCCGAAGAATAGAATGCACCTAATCCTTTTATATATTCACGCTTTAAATCAGCGAATGAATAACCTTTTTTAGTTGCAACTGCTCTAATTTTAGCAAGTGTCTCTTTACTTAAGTTATTGGACTTAGCTTCATTTACTTTAGAGTCTTTACGTGGAGTATTTTTCCAGTCCTTCTTTTCTCTTTCCGCTTTCTCCATATTGTCTCGAAGTCGGTATGCCTCTTCCCTATTTCCAGACTTAAGTAGTTCTTGTGCTTTGTCTAGTTTCTTATCTCGAGAGCTTCCTTCCGGTGCTTTATATTTTCTAGGATGAGCCTTCTGTTTTTTGCTTTCAAGAATACAGTATTGTTCAAATGTAAGAATCATCACTTTTTATTTTTTCTCTTAGTTAATTGTCTCTTGACTTCTGCACGAACACTTTCCATTTTTTTAGCATAACTTGGATTGTCATTTCGGTTAAATACTATTTGTTGATTTAAGCTTCCAGTAATCTTACGCATATCTCCACCTCTAGTTCTGATTAGCCACTTGGCCAGCTCCTTTACTCCAAGCTCTTTGAATTTTCCATTAGCGTCTGGCGCATCTGAATCATGCCAGTCTGGAGAGTTCTTAGTTTTTCTTTTTTCATTAAGTTCTCCTTCATTTTTACTTTGCCAGTCTGCTGAAACTTGATCTTCTGTA